AGGTCTTGGCCTAATGGGTATGCATGAGTGGTTAATTAAAAAGGGGTCTCGGTATGAGGTTACCCCTGAGCTTCATAAATGGCTTTCTGTTTATAAGGGACAATCTGACACTACTTCTAGTAATTTTGCTGATTATCTCGGTGTCTCCCGTCCTGTTGCTAACAGAGCAATTGCCCCCACAGGTTCAATTGGCATTCTTGCTGGTACTAGTACTGGTCTCGAGCCAATTTTTGCTGTGGCTTATAAACGTCGCTATTTAAAAGGTGGTAACCGCTGGCACTACCAGTATGTCGTAGATTCAGCCGCCCAAGAACTAATCGATATGTATGGTGCTAATCCAAACAACATCGAGTCTGCACTTGATCTTGCAGAAGACTATGAGCGTCGCATGAAGTTTCAAGCTGACGTTCAAGACTACGTGGACATGTCTATTAGCTCCACAATTAACCTTCCTTCTTGGGGAAGTGATTTAAATAATGAGGACACAGTAGATGATTTCGCTAGCACTTTGGCATCCTATGCCCACAGGCTCAGAGGCTTTACGTGCTACCCGGACGGAAGTCGGGGTGGTCAACCGTTGGTATCAGTACCTTACAAAGAAGCTGTCGATAAGTTAGGCACAGAATTTGAGGAACATGTAGAGACACACGACATCTGTGACATTTCTGGCACAGGAGGCTCATGTGGCATCTAGTAAATTACCAATAATCGACGAGCATCTTCTTGATTACATCGAGAGGATGTTTCCAGACCGTTGCCCAAACATAGAAAATGATACCAAAGAAGTTTGGTTCAAAGCTGGGTCTGCATCAGTAGCAAGGCATCTTCGGGCAGTTTACGAACAACAAAATGAAAATATATTGGAGAACTATTGATGTGTACATCAACACCGAAGCCCCCGGCTCCTCCGCCACCTCCACCACCACCAGCTCCACCACCACCAGTGTTGGAACAAGGCGCGCCGACGGAGGCTGTATCAGCAGACGAGCAACGTAAAAAGCGTAAGAAACAAAACGCCACTGGAACTAAACCTTATCAGAGTTCAGCCCTGTCAATCACAGGCTCATCTGGTGCGTCAGGAAGTTCATCAGGTGGTTTAGGAGTCTAACATTATGCACAACGGTAAGACTTGTGCGGGACGATACGAGCAACTTGCCGTTGAGCGTGAGATGTTTCTCAACCGAGCTAGAGATTGCTCTGAGGTTACGATACCAACTCTCGTGCCTCCGAGTGGTCATAGCTCGGCTACTGAGTATTCAACTCCATATCAAGGTGTAGGTGCTAGGGGTGTAAATAACCTAGCATCTAAATTATTGCTCTCACTCCTCCCCCCAAATTCCCCTTTCTTTAGATTGCAAGTTGATGATCAAACCCTCCTAGAATTAACTGGAGAAGAAGGTGCAAGGGCTAAAGTTGAAGAAGGCTTGAACCAAATCGAGCGGTCTGTGATGACCGAGATCGAAACAACAGGTTTAAGATCTCCAATCTTTGAAGCTCTGAAACATCTTATTGTTGCTGGTAACGTCCTAGTATATCTCCCAAAGTCTGGAGGTATCCGGGTTTACCGTTTGGACAGTTACGTTGTGAAACGTGATCCATATGGCAACGTCCTTGAAATCATCACTAAAGAAGAAGTATCCCCCGCTGTTTTAGAAGATAAAGAACTATTAGCTATTGGTGCTGATCCTGAATCTGACATGAAGTCAGAGTATGGGAAAAAAGTTGCACTATATACCCATATGTACCTCGATGGTAAAACATGGCGTATGTACCAAGAGATCAAGGGACAAATAATACCCGGATCTGGCGGTAACTGGCCTATAGATAAATCGCCTATGCTGGCCCTTCGCTGGACACGGATCGATTCTGAGGATTATGGACGGTCTTATGTTGATGAATACCTCGGAGACTTAATCAGCCTCGAGGGTCTGTCAAAAGCTGTTGTCGAAGCAGCCGCTGCATCATCAAAAGTTTTGTTTATGGTTAATCCTAATGGAACGACCCGTATACGTGATATTTCACAGGCTGAGAATTGCGGTATTGTAGCTGGCAACGCAAACGAAGTATCGGTGTTACAAACTGAAAAGTACGCCGACATGCGGGTTGCTTATGATACGGTTCGTACAATTACAGAGCGTATGTCATATGCATTCCTTATGAACAGCGCAGTGCAACGATCTGGTGAAAGAGTTACGGCTGAAGAAGTTAGATTCATGGCTAAGGAACTCGAGGATGCCCTTGGTGGTGTGTACTCTATCCTGAGTCAGGAATTCCAGCTTCCACTGGTAATGCGTCTTATGGATCGTATGACAAAAGCTAAGAAGCTCCCAGCCTTGCCAAAAGGTATTGTACGTCCAGCTATTGTTACGGGACTAGAAGCTCTGGGCCGGGGACATGATCTCAATAAATATAATGCTTTTCTTACAGCTTTACAGCCATTAGGGCCAGAAGCTGTAGCTCAATATATGAATGTGTCAGACTATATTTCTAGAATAGGAACTGCACTTGGTATTGATATGGATGGCCTTGTCCGTACTGAAGAGGATATTCAGGCAGAAAGACAGGCAGCAGCAGAAGCTCAACAACAGCAAATGATGAACGAAACAATGGGTCGGATGGCTGAGAAAGCTACCCCTAAAGCGATGGAAATCGCACAACAAGGATTAAACGATGGCAACGGAAACGGTTAATATTGACTCTGGTGAATATAATCCATCGTTGGAAGAACAGGCTGCGCTTCAAGACGAGGCGCAGTCCCCTCCTTCTGATGAAAAAATATTAGGTAAATTTAGCTCATATGAGGAACTAGAGAAGGCTTATGAAGAACTGCAAACTAATTTTACAAAGTCTCGACAAACTGATGTGGATCAGAGCGAGGATAGAAGTGCGGATTCTGATGATGCTGAAGGCTCTGAAGAGGTCGCTCGTGAAGCTGTACAAGAAGCTGGGTTAGATTTTACAGCTCTCAGTAATGAATTCTGGGAGAATGATGGTCTAACTGATACTTCTTATCAAGCTCTAGAAAATGCTGGCATACCAAAAGATTTAGTCGATAGCTATATCGAAGGTCAGCAAGCAATTTTAGCAAACACTACAACTGAAGTTTATGACTCAGTGGGTGGACAAGATAGTTATACAGCAATGATTGATTGGGCCGCAGACAACATGTCTGAAGGTCAAATTGATGCATTTAATATTGCAGTAAACAGCGGGGATATGGATCAAACCAAGTTCGCCGTTCAGGGTCTCCGCTCTATGTATGAGGCCCAACAGGGCGTAGAGCCAGCTCGTAGTTTAGCTGGTCAATCACGCCCCTCTGCCGATGCTTACGCTAGCCTAGCTCAGATGAAAGCAGATATGGCAGATCCAAGATACAGCTCTGACCCCGCATTCCGTGATCAGGTTGCGGCAAAGCTGTCTCGCTCAAACGTAATGTAAAGGAAGTTAGTATGGCTAGGGATTATGCAGCCGAATACGCTGAATATCATTCCAAGCCCGAGCAAAAAAAGCGACGGGCCGGAAGAAATCAAGCTCGTCGTTTGATGATTAAAAAAGGATTGGCTCGTAAAGGTGATGGAAAAGACATCCACCATCGAGACAATAACACTCTTAATAACTCAACTAACAACCTTACAGTCATGTCTCAAAATAAAAACAGAGGCATGAAGACCTAAAGAACACAGACCATTTGTACTTTTTGGCTCTCTGCGGAGAACAACCTCGAAGGAAAGGTGGCGAGTAATCTGAGGTTAACCCCTTAATTTTAACTCGTACAATGAGGTACAACAAAAATGGCTAACGCTACTCCTTCACGCTTAGGTGCGTTGAATGGCGGCACCGATAAGGATGCCCTATTTCTAAAAGTTTTTTCAGGTGAAGTTCTGACTGCCTTCGAGCAACAGACAATCATGATGGATAAACACCAAGTTCGCACCATTGCGAATGGTAAATCAGCTCAGTTCCCTGTAATGGGCCGTACATCTGCTGCTTACCATACTCCCGGTGCAGAGATTACTGGTGACAGCATCAATCATGCTGAGAAAGTAATTACAATTAACGATTTGCTTTTGGCTTCGACTTTCATTGCAAACATCGATGAAGCTAAAAACCATTACGATGTTCGTTCAGTATACTCAAAAGAAATGGGTATCGCTCTGGCTAACCAGATGGACAAGCATATTCTCCAGACTGTTGTTCAGGCTGCAACTGCAACCACAGCAACTGTAACTGGTGAAGCGGATATGGTCGGTAAAGTAATCACTGATGCCGACTCTGATACTAATGCTGACTCCCTGATTCAGTCCATCTTCGATGCGGCTCAGGCTCTCGATGAAAAGAATGTCCCTGAAGACAATCGTTACATCGTCGTCAAGCCAGCCCAGTATTATCTGCTGGCAAACAGCTCAAAGGCTCAGAACGCAGACTTTAACAACCAAGGTAACGGCTCGACAGCATCAGGCCGTGTACTGGACGTTGCTGGTATGCGGGTACTCAAGTCCAACAACTTGCCTACTGCAAACGTAACTGGCACAGGTGTTGACGCTGGTGGTGCTGGTGGTCGTCAGGTTGCGAGTGCTGCAAACACAACCGCACTTGTATTCCATCCGTCTGCTGCGGGTACTGTTAAACTCATGGATCTGGCTACAGAGTCTGAGTATGACATTCGCCGTCAGGGTACTCTGATGGTTGCTAAGTACGCTGTCGGTCACGGTGTACTCCGTAACGAAGCTGCTGTGCAGATTCAAACTGCCTAGACTAACAATTAGAGAGGCTCCTTCGGGGGTCTCTCTTTTTACATAAAGAGGAAATCATGGCACTGACCCCCACAACTAAACTGGAGGCCGTAAACGTCTGTCTGACGAATATTGGTGAGGCTCCAGTAGCTTCGCTCACAGGACTTCAGGTGGACGCTCAGGTTGCTTCCTCAATCATTGATGAAGTTTCAAGAGAGGTTCAGACTAACGGTTGGCACTGGAACACCGAAGTTCACACCCTCTCACCAGATATATCTAACCAGATTTTGCTCCCGGCTAACACCTTACGTGTTGATACGGTGGAGAAGGATCGTAGTCTCGATGTCGTTCAAAGAGGCATGAAGCTCTACGATAGAAAAGATAACAAATATACATTTACAGGCGCACTTAGATTACATCTTACGGTGGCCTTAGATTTTATTGAAATACCAGAAGCTGCCCGTCGTTACATTACGATGCGTTCATCCCGTGTTTTTCAAGAGAGAACACTTGGTTCCGAGTCACTTTCAAAGTTCAATAGAGGTGACGAACAAAACGCTTGGGCGTTACTTCAACATGAAGAAGCTGAGACAGGTGATCACAATATGATTACTGACAGCTATTCAACCTACACAACTGTGGCTCGAGTAGCCCCTGTTAGGAGGAATTACTAATGGCTCTTGTTGCTGGCTCAATGCCTAATATGTTCAACGGTGTCAGTCAGCAGCCTCCAGCTCTCCGCTTAGAAAATTCTTGCACAGAGATGGAGAACGGCTGGGCATCATTAGTTTCAGGTCTACAGAAAAGATCTGGCAGTGAGATTGTTGCTAAACTAGGCAGCAACATAACAGGGAACGTCAAAGGTCATTATTTTAGACGGTTTGATGGTAAGAAGTTTTTTATTACTGTCCAAGACAATGATATCAAAGTTTACGATGATGACGGTGTATCGAAAACGGTAAATGGGACACTCACAGGATCATACTTAGATTTTGGTGGAGACCCCCGCAAAAACTGTAAAATGATCACAGTTGCAGATACTACTTTTATTTTAAACAGAACTATAGTTGGCGCAGCAACAACAGTAGCTGAGTCGAGTATAACACCCGCCCGTCTTGACCCAACACGTTACTGGTCAATATTTATCAAAGGCTCTTTATCAAACTCTAATTACGCTATTTATGTGAACGGTGTATTGAAAGCTAACTTTACGACGGGTGCTAACACCGAGGCTTCTAACGCTGTCGAGCGTACCGAGGAAATTGCCCAAGAGTTAGTGAATGATCTCACAACTGCTGGGTACACTGCTGAAAGATATAATTCTACTATATCTCTTTACTTAGCGGCTTCTGATAAAGTTCAAATTGATGAAGGTAATGGCGGTAACGCAATGACTGCCTTCAAAGAAGAACTTACGTCTTTTGAGGATCTACCCGCACAAGATAAAGATGGTCGGTTAGTTCGTATCTTAGGCGAACCCGGTTTTGAGGGTGATGATTACCATGTGATTTATAATGCTGATAAGCAGTTATGGATCGAGACTTTTGGTTATGGGAAAAAAAGAACACTTACTGCAACAACATTACCACACACCTTGTCTTATGATGTGAACACAGACTCGTTTACTTTTGCCGTCCACACTTGGGCCGATATGTTTGCAGGGGATGATGAAACTAACCCTGATCCAAACTTTGTTGGTAAGACGATAAATGACGTATTTATTCACCAAGGTAGAATGGGATTCTTGGCAGACGAGAATGTAATATTATCCGAAGCTGACTATTTCGAGAACTTTTATAGAACCACTGTTGCACAGCTTGTCGATAGTGATCCTATTGATATTGCTGCCGTGACAGGACAAGTTACCGTCCTTAACTTTGCAGTCCCGTTTAACAAGAAACTCCTGATCTTCTCAGATCGTGTGCAGTACATTCTTGACTCGGCAGACATACTCTCCCCTAAAACAGCACAATTGACCTATGCGTCAGCGTTTAATGCATCCGAAACAATAACCCCAATTCAAGTTGGCCCGTATGTTTATTTTGCAGACGACACTGGAGCTAACTCAAAGGTATTTGAATATTTTGTTGATAATGATGTGAACACTGAAAATGCTGATGAAATATCTGCTCAGGTTCCTGAATATATCAAAGCACCTATTCAATACATGGATGGATCGAGTCGTTTATCCAGTATATTTCTATTAGGAAACACCTCCACAGAGATGTATTGCTATAAATACTTCCAAGGAACCCAAGGTAAAATTCAATCTTCTTGGGGTAAATGGGTGTTTGGTGGTGATGTAAAGTATTTCACATTAGTAGATAATAATATCTATTTACTAATCGATTACTCAGGTGATGGGCTCTACATGGAGACCATAAATATTGAAGAGGACTCAGTTAGAACGGGCACATCATTTCCCATCCATCTAGATCATTTCTTCAAGTTTTCAGATTGCACTCGGGCGTATGACTCAGCAACAGGACTGACTACCTTTACCCTCCCATATCCATCCCCGGCTGGTACAAAATTTGTACAAACAGATGCAAACGACCCAAAGGGATTTGATATTGGTGTTACAAGAGTTTCAAGTACATCGTTTACAGCGGTTGGTGATTACACAGGGTCAACCTACAATAATGCTGTAATTGGCAGAAACTTTACCTTTAGGTATGAGTATTCACCATTTTTTCTTAAAGAAAGCAAAGGTCAAGGTCAGGTATCCATACAGGACGGTAGATTATCTTTAAGATATTTATCGGTTCAGTATGAAGATACAGCACAGTTCTCGGCTAGGGTTACTACGAGAGGACGGTCTCCTTATACTTATACCTTTTCTGGAAGAAACCTTGGTTCACAGAATAATATTTTAGGTGGACTCTCATTAGACGATGGTGAGTTCAAGTTTCCTGTAATGGGACAAAACCTATACACAAAAATCGAATTGCTTAATGACACGCCTTTCCATTGCACTTTTACAGGCACTGAATGGACAGCGCAGTGGACACCTAAAGCAGTAAGAAGGTTCTAATGCTACACACAGAAGTTACTGAGGCTTGGCATATTCCGTCATTAGCCTCCCGGCTTCGTGATGCAGATATCCAAGAAATAATAGCATCCTCTGACCTACAGGCTATCGATGGTCTTGCTAGGTCAGTGGAATGCTCTGATATTTGCTACAGCATCATGGAAGGCGAGCTGCCTGTTGCTATCTATGGTTCAACTATGGATACCAATAATTCAGCTCTGATCTGGATGCTGGCTAGTGACGAGATTAAGCGTCATTCAAGACAGTTTTTACGGGAAAGTAAGAACTACATAAGAAAGCTCCACGAGGAAGCTAATGCTGACCTGTTGTGGAACTTAACAGATAAAAGAAACACAGTTCACCACAAGTGGCTTAAATGGTGCGGCTTCTCATTCATCCGTGAGGTGAATTGGGGGTCATACAATCTGCCATTCTATGAATTCGGAAGGTTTGACCATGTGTGACGCAACAGCCGCCATTCAAGGCGCACAAACTTATGCTCAATATGAAGAGCAACGGCAGCAAATAAAAGCTCAGAATGCAGCAGCAGATCGTAGTATCATGAGCGGCAGGGAAGAGTATAACTACCAAACTGGAGAGCTTCAGGAAGATTACCAAGCTAATGTCAGGGCACAGAACCAGACAGAGTTTGATGTCATTCTTGCCAACCGGGCAGCTAAATCTACAGCAGTTGCCTCAGCGGCTTCTCAGGGCGTAACCGGGAGATCCGTCACTGATACAATCAATAGTATCATTCAAGCTGGCGAGAGAAACCTAGTACGCACCAAGGATCAAGAAAACGTCATCGAGAGACAGTATGACGCCGCTGGTCGTGGACTCCAGAAAAACCTCGAACAAGTATATGCAAGCAATCCAAAACAAGCTGGCCCATCGATACTAGGTGCGGCCCTTGGTATTGGTGGAGCTGCTGCTGGAGCTGACCAACGGCAAAAAGATGCTGGCGGATCTGGCTTCTTACCTTTCTAATACACAATAAGGAAACTTAGGACATGGCACGTACTACAGTTGATATAGCCCCCGTGTCCCCCCTTGCGAGGGGAATAGGACAACAGGGTTTCAATTCAGTTCAATTCAAGGCTAATCCAAATGCAGGGAGTTCTGCGGGACTTTTGGCGGATGCTCTTGGTGTTGCATCTGATTTTTCTCAACGTCGTGATCAGCGTAAGATCGAAGAAGCCAATGTAAAGTTTAAAACTGAGTTCGATGGATATGTGAGTAAAGCCTTACAGGGCGATAACGTGACTGGTATCGATGAACTAGATACCCTTTACCCAGACATGAACATGTCACGTAAACTTCTTATACTCGAGGCTTCTGGTAAAAAAGCAGCAGAGCGTGATGAAAACTTTCAGTCACTACTGTCGAGCATAGGATCTCAAAACACAGACGCTAACGGTGTAACTACAGGCTTCCCTAATACACTACAGGGGATACAAGATGGCTATGCCTCCGCTGAGACATACCTGAGAAACAACAATCAAGGCGGAAATGCTGCGTACATCTCAGGGCAACTAGGATTCCTCGAGGCACAGCGGTCAGCTCAGATACAACAGTTTGTCTCAGGGCAACGTGCGGCTCAACTGCAAGACACTAAGAATGACTTCGAGACCACTGACATAGCGATTGCTAAATCTGGTGATTGGGAAGCATTACTAGCCCGAGATAAGACTTGGAAAGCTGCTGGTGCTAATAACTTCATTCAAGGTAAAGATCGAAATACCTATGTAACAAATGCTGCTTATGAGCAAGCAAAAGACAACCGGGACATTACAGTCCTGTCAACGATGCCCGAAGAATATAAGGGATCGATGAAAAACAAGCCTCAACTATGGCAAACCTACTTAGCAAATGTTCAGCGTGAAATTGATAAAATGAACGCCGCTGATGTTACTGCCCGGTTAAAAGCAAGAGATGACGCTAGAAAACTAGAACAAGATAACCTTCTTGAGAAGATGATTAACGAAGAACCTTTAACTGACAAAGAGATTCGGAAAGTTGAAGCTAATTCTAGCCTAAGTGGATCTAGAGATAGACTTAGAAATAACACTGGTGTTGATCTCAATGTTTCTAAAACTAACACAACTTCACTCGTAGGGCAGTTGAAAAACGCCCGTACAGTTGAAGATCTTCAAGTGTTAAAACTTACTGAAGAAAAGTTGAATGACCCTAAGTTACTTCAGCAATGGGCATCTACCCAAAAAGATATTCACCCTCAAGATGTTCCTACTGTCTTGGAAGCAGCCCAAGAGGCTTACTACATCAATGATGTCAGGAACAGTGAGGAACAAAAACGGTTCAATAGCCAGATTGATGATGTTCTGTCTGACATCAAAAATATCTCCATACTTGATCCAGATTTGGGACAAGCTGGAATGATGGATCAAGACACCTCATTCTTTACTAGGGGTAAAGAAATAGCCGAAGAGGAGTTTGAAGATCTGGTCGCTATCTACCGGGAAGAGAATGGTAACGAGAAACT